GCAATCAAGACGACTTCGCAAAAGCGATCGCTGCGTTGAAAGCTTACGATGCTTCGCTCGTTGATATCTACTCGAAATACATGGCCGAAGAAGCTTCCAAGATCGAGCAACTAATGTCCGCCGAGACGTGGTACAACGTCGATGAGGCTATAGCGTCAGGATTGGCCACTGGACGCGTTGAAAGCGGCAAGAAGTACAAGAAGCCAAAGAACGCTTTCGACTCGGCGGCGGCGTTGCTAGCTCGTCAAAAGATGGCTCAGTACGCTCAACACTTGACAACCGTTAAGCGATAGCGTAAAGTGATTTCCGGCTGGCCAGAAGTGCCAACCACTCTGCAACTAATTAGCGGCAGTGACACACGGTTCAAAACGATTCAGTTTCCCGTGGCAGTCATGCCGCTATCTTGGTTTAACGACTGCCACACAACCCACAAAGGGCAGTCAGAATGAAGAGCGCAAAAGCGTTAGGCGAAGAAATCCAAGCCTTGCAAGCCAAGGTTCAAGCGATCCAAGCGGTCGCAACTCAAGAGGCTCGGGAATTGCTCGAAGATGAACAGGCCGAGATCGATTCGATCCTCGGAACTGAGGGTAAGGCCGGTCAGATCGAGAACCTCTCGAAGCAGCGAGAGCGAGCGATGAAGATCGAGCAAGCCGTCAGCAACACCGTTCGCCAAGTGGTTGACAATCAACCTTCTGCGGGTGCGTCTTTTAAGATTCCAGCAACCGCAAGGGCCACGAAAAAGCTTGTTGCGTTTACCGGAGAGACAGCCGAGCAAGATGCGTTCAAAGTCGGCAAGTTTTTTCAGGCTCGTTTTGGAAGCGACTCTGCTAAACAGTGGTGCGCGGATCATGGAGTAACCAACGCGCTCCAAACGAACGATCCAACCGGAGCCGGTGTTTTGGTTCCGACTGAGTTCGTTAACAGCGTGATTCGCTTGGTGCTGTCCTACGGTGTCATTCCTCAATACGCTTTTGTGCGATTGATGGCCAGCGATACCCTGACGCAATCTCGACGATTGACCGGCATGAAGGCTTACCCGGTTGGCGAATCGAAAGAGATCACTCAGTCTCAGGCTACCTACGGGCCGATTAACCTCGTTGCTCGCAAGTGGGGCACGTTGACCAAAGTATCGAGCGAACTTTCGGAAGATGCAACGATCAGCATGGCCGAAGAGATTGCGACCGAAGCAGCTTTGGCTCACGCTCTCGCGGCTGATGAGGCTGGATTCCTTGGCGATGGCACTGCAGCCTATCACGGCGTTTTAGGTCTTGCCAACGTGCTCAAGGCTGGCTCTGTTGTGACTGCAGCAGCTGGTCAAAACACGGCAGCGGCCATCACCATCGCGATGTTCCAAGAGGCTCTTGGCAAGTTGCCTGAGTTTCCCGGCATCAATCCGGTTTGGTTCGTCTCTAAGTCGGTTTGGGCTAACGTCATGGGACGTTTGCAACTTGCAGCCGGTGGCAACAACAAGGAAGACCTCGGACAAGGGCCGGTGACTCAGTTCCTCGGCTATCCCGTGGTGTTTTCCGAGGTGCTTCCAAAGACCATCGGAGCATCTACCAAGTTTGGATACTTCGGTGACCTTCGAATGGCCTCAACCCTTGGGATGCGTCGAGACTTCCGGCTTGTTGGCGATGTGTCTCGATACTTTGAGACCGACGAAATCGGGTTCCGATCGACGATGCGTTGGGACTACAACATTCACGAACAAGGCGACGCAAGCAACGCTGGGCCAATTCTTCAATTGGTCTCGGCATCCTAATCCACAATCAACAACAGAAAGAAGGTGAACTATGAACCCTTTACACTACGTCAAATGTGTGCCAGCGATCAAGCCAGCGGCGATCCTCGATAACGCATCGGCTACGGCTGATGTAATCGATTGCCGAGGCTATGACTTCGCTCTGATCGTGCTCCAACTCGGAGCAACTGATATTGCGATGACAGCCTTGAAGCTTCAGCAATGCTCGACCAGTGGCGGCGTTTATGCCGACATCACTGGAGCGACGTTTGCTGGTGGAACTGGTTACAACGGTGCTACGCTTGCATTGCCAAGTGCGACCGACGACGGCCAGACTTGTGCTTTCATGGTTGACATGCGAGGCAAGGAGCCGTTCTTGAAGCTTGTTGCGACCTTTGGCGATGGCTCTAGCGGTGGTTTCATCGCTGGCGTTGCGATCTTGGGTCAGGGCAAGGTTCCGCCGACTAGCTCAACTGGTGTCGCTGATGGCGATGTCTGTTTGGTGATCTAGTGGCCGTCGAACTTTTGACGATGTGGAGAGGCTTTCCGGCTGGTACACGGCTGGAGAGCCTCGGCGGTGGAGTCGAATCGATTCTGATTCAGCGGGGCATTGCAAGTGCGATTGTTAGCGGAAGTAGTGACAAAGCCGACAGCCGAGCCGGTGACGCTCAGCGAGGCGAAAAAACAACTCGAAATCGCAAGCAGCGACACTAGCCACGATACGCACCTATCAGCATTGATTGGAGCGGCTAGGGAGCAATGGGAGCACGATACCGATAGCGTTACTTGTTTCCAAACGCTTCGCCTTCGGGTCGCTTCAATCTTCGACGGGTTTAAGTTGCTCAAAAGCCCGATTCACTCGATCACCTCGATTCAATACTTCGACGGATCCAACACACTGCAGACTTTGGCATCGAGCCAATATCAACTGCATGGCGATCAAATCAGGCTAGCCTATTTGGTCACATTACCGGCCACGGTATCGCGTTGGGACGCTTGGCAAGTAACCTACAAGGCAGGACACTCGCAAGACGGCCAGAGCGTGCCTGAGGCAGCTAGGGCGGCGATCCTAATGCTAGTTGCTCATTACTTTGAGAATCGCGACATGGTTATGTCCGATGCTCTGCAAACGATGCGACCATACGAAATGCTGGTACGTCGATTCATGAGGGCATCATACCCATGAGCGGATCGGGACGACCATCAAGACATCGAGTCGGCGCGATGCGACATCGTTGCACGATTCAGCAAGCGACAGAGACGCAAGATGCAAGCGGTCAGCCTGTTGTCAGTTGGTCTAACTACGTCGTTAATGAGCCTTGCGAATGGAACCCAACATCGGGCATCGAGAACATGCGAGGCCGTCAACTTGAGGCAGGGACTAGGGCGGTTTTCGTGGTTCGATACCGATCGGGCTACAACACTCAAATGAGCGTGCTCTTTGATGGTGAGCGGTACGGAATCACGGCCATTAACCGCGTCGATGGACTTCGGAAGTACTTAGAAATCATTTGCTCGGCGGTGCTGTAATGGGGACAACCATTGAAATCGATGAAGCCTTGATTAAAGCGGTCGATGCGATCCCTCTAACGCTTCGCAATGGGCCTTTAGGTAAGTGCCTTGGGGCATTTGGCGAAACGATTGCAAGAGCCTGCAAATCGCAAGCTAGGAGCTCTCGGGGCGGTAGTCGGCTCAAGTGGTCGAAGAAGTACAAAAACAATCCTGCATTCCAAAACGATTCGAGGGATCATTTTGGCCATAAGGTCATGCGAAACGGTTTGGCTGTCTATGTTGGTGCAAAATTCGACAAGGGCAACAAACAGCAATTCGTCATGCCTATCAAAAAAGGCACAACGTATGTCCGCAACCTTTGGGGCGAGCCAGGTCAGCAAATACCAAGGATCAGCCGACGTGGAAAGCCGTACAATATGACACGCAAAAAGGACGCACAAACCGCCGACTTTCCGGTGCAAGATCGAGCACCCGTCAAGGCTTTCGATATTACGAAATCACAAGCTGGACAAGCTTTCATGAACGAATTACAAAAGCAAATCAAGGAGCTTCGCCTTGGCTAGAAATCTACAACTCACATCAAAGGTAACCATTGCATCTAGCGGAACCGTTTCAAGTTCATTGACGCTCGAAGGCGGTCGGACGGTGTTTGCGCTCAGAACGCCAACAGCGTTGACAGGCACTACGTTTACCTTTCAAGCTTCCGACGACGCAAACAACTTCTACGCACTTTACAACGGATCGACCGAGTACAGTGTTACAGTTGCGGCATCGCGGTTCGTGGCACTCAATACCGATGTTATGGCCGGTGTTCGATACCTGAAGGTGGTCAGCAATTCGGCTGAGGCTGCATCTCGGGACATCATCGTAATCAACGGGGAGCTGTAATGTCGGCGATCGGCGAAGCATTACGAACGAAGCTACTGAGTTACAACGCGGTATCAACGCTTGTTGGTCAGCGCATGTATCCCGATGCACTCGTCCAAAATGCTCAACTGCCTGCCATTGTTTATTATGTGACATCGACCGAACGAGATCACGCCATTGACGGTGTAACCAAGTCGGCTCATGCCCGAGTGACCTTTGATTGCTACGCAACCACTCGGCGGGTCGCAAGTTCAATAAGCAAAGCGATTCGCGAAACAGGAATAGATTCATTTCGCGGGACTGTTGACGGTTACTCATTTGCAGGAATCGATTTTGACAGTGCCGACGAATACCTAAACGACACTCCAACCGATGGAAACCAAGAGCATCGGTATTTGGTTAGCTTCGACCTCTTGGTGCACTATGGGGAGCCATAAAGATGCCTGCATTGACTGTACCGACTACTGGACTTGGAGCGACCATTTCCGGGACTGGCTTGATTACTACCAAGCTAAAACGAATTGGCGAAATGACCATCGGGGTCGATCAACTCGATATTACCGACCTGGGAGCCGGTGGTTTTGAATTGCTTCGCCCTTCGGATCTTCGCAAGAATCCCGAAGTCGAAGTAGAATTTTATTGGCTCGGATCTACGATCCCGTTTACCACAGCGATGGTTCCATCGGCTGAGCCTTACGCTGGTATTTCAGTGACGATCACCTTGCCCGGTGCTGGATCTTTCCAGGGAACTGCGTTTGTCAAGTCGGTCAAAACTCCGACGCTCGAAAAAGGCACTATCATGACAGGAAGCTACACGCTCCAGTTTGACGGTGCAACCGACATCACTTTCACGGCTGCTTAATAGGAGCGAGCATGTTTAATTTGGTGCGACAGCAAGGATATTCGGTTGACGGTCGGCTTAAAGACCTCAACCAATTTCAGATTGGTGTTAATGGTGCTTTGGTGGGCTATCTGCCTTTCGGCAAGGTGGCACAGATTCAAGCTTTGTTCCAGTTTCCGCATGATGCGTTGAGCGACGACGAACTAGCATCGATCGCATTGCAAGCCGAACAGGTTCAAGGCCATCCGGTTGAAGTGCAACGGCCAGAACAGCACTCTCGCAAGTTCTACGAGGATGCACTTGAAGCAATCCGCAAGGAGGAATCGGAAGATGAGTAACATCGAAGATGAATTCTTTGCTTTGGTCGAAAGGCCATTGAATACCAAGCCAGTGCTAGTCAACGGCAAGGAATATGTTTTGCACGAACTGTCCGAAGGCGATGCGGCTGAAATGGAAGTCGCTATGCAATCCGGCGGGAAGTACGAGTGGTCTAGGCATCGTCGAGTTCTAGTTTCGTATTGCCTGCATGACATCGAAGGAAACCGCGTCATTAGCGATCCCGAAAGGCTCAAGAGCGTGCCAAATCAGATCGTCGGCAAGCTTTATGAGGATTGCCTTGCGTTGTCCAAGTACGATGCCAAAGAGATCGAGGAATTGGTAAAAAAATCCGATCCAGCCCAAGGCTAAAGGTTGCCTTTCGGCTGGCGTTGGCTTTTGGCATTGCGGATCCGCTTCGGTGGGTTCGCTCGATGCCTGCGGGACAGTTAAATCAGTGGGTCGCTTGGGACAAGGTTGAGCCAATGGGAGAGCAATGGTTACAGACAGCGACCTTGGCACACGCAACGCACTTGGATCTATTCGTTCGAGCCGGCAAGGATTGTCCAGAGATCGAGGAGTTCATGCCTGCTAGGTACGCTCGAAAAAAAGTCAGCCTAAAGTCAATCTTGATGGATGGCATGGATACCGCAAAAGAAATGGCCGGACAAGTTAAGGCAATGTTTGGTTTTGGAGGTAAGTAAGCGATGGCTCAAACGATCAACATTGCAAACATCAAGATTGGTATGGATGTTGACGAACTCAAGAAAGGAGGCATGTTTACGCGCGGTGAGTTGGCATCGATTACAAGGCTTGCCAAGGAATCAATCGATCCTTTTGATCGATATGCAACCGAGATGGAGAAACTTCAGCGAGCCTACAATGCAGGCGGCTTAAGTGCTGAACGGTTCGCGGCAATCCAAGACACTCTTTCCAAAAAGCTTGGCGTATCAATTCCGGTTCAGAACGTCGCGACATATTCGCAAGCGATCGAGCAACTACGCATCAAGGTTGCAAACGGGTCGATGACGACCGACGAATTCAAACGAGTGCAAGCAAACTTGCAGGCTCAACTAGGGCAGACGACTAGAGCCGTCAACGAGCAAAAGACTGCAATCAGTAACCAGCAATCCGCAATCAGTTCAATCAAGAACCTAGCGATGACTTACGCTGGTCTAAGTGCTGCGGTTTCGGCGGTCAAAACATCGGTCAAGCTTGCTGCTGAAATGGAGCAAACCAAGGTAGCCTTCGGAGTCATGACAGGTTCAGCGGCTCAAGCGACCAAGCTACTCAATGACTTCAAAGCACTCGACATTGAAAGCCCGATTAACTTTGCGGACTTCTCAAGAGCCGGGAAAACAATGCTTCAATTCGGCGTTCAAGCCGATGCACTGCGCCCAACACTTAGCAGGCTCGCTGCGATCTCTTTAGGCAATGCCGAACAGTTTCAATCGCTTGCATTGGCTTTTGGTCAAGTGCAAGCCAACGGTCGGCTAATGGGTCAAGAAGTCTTGCAGATGGTTAACGCTGGTTTCAACCCGTTGCAGGAAATCAGCCGAACGACCGGCGTTAGCATGATCGAGCTTAAGAAGCGAATGGAGGACGGTGCGATTAGTGCTCAA